CCCAACCTGGGTCCGGCTCTCATTAAGGCTGAGAGGAGCCTTCTAACGTGAGTTATAGAAAAACCATATGAGCGTATTGTCACACAATGAAACTCGGGATCCAAAAAACAGGTCTCGCAAGAAACCTACAAATGGGCCCCTGGAATTATCAGTGACAAACCTTGGCCCTAATCGGACGCTTCACATCGAAGCGGTTGACTGGACTGAGGATTACTCGTATCCGGCTGGAGAAGGAACATATTCGACGACCTACGAAGGTCGATCAATAGTTATGATCCCAGCACTCGACCAGATTGACGGTTTGGAAGACGATCTGTCTGATACAAGAAAAGCTGCCCTTAATAAGGCGCTTGACAAGTTGAAAGATCAGAGAATCAACCTTGCTGTCGCAATTGGTGAGCTACCGGAAACGGTAGGGTTTCTATATAACGGCGCTAAAGTTCTCATAGATAGTGTAAAGGCGGTTGCAAACAAGCAACGTACCCTAAAAGCTACTTACGAGCGGATGCGTCGAGGCGCAAAGAGCAAAAATCCTAAACGCAAACGTCAAGCAACGAGTTGGCTACGAAAATCTGGCACGTATGCAGATCAAGTAGCCGGTTTATGGCTTGGCTGGCGTTATGGGGTTATGCCTTTAGTCTATGATATGCAAGGTGCATATGATGAATTTAACCGCCCTAAAGAGGAGGTAAATGACATCATTCATATCAAGACAAGTAAGAGATATAATGAATTCCATAAAATTCCTGCATTTATGGACATTCTCGTCTCGGGATCAAGTACTCTGCCTCCCAAGGCCGAAAGCTATCTCGAAGTGGATGTTACATATAGTGTTGTGTTAAATGTAGTGGTTGAAAAGCCGCGAAGTGCGACACAGCTAGGATTTGGAAACGGCCCACAGTTACTCTGGGAATTGACCCCTCTATCATTCGTGTTAGATTGGGGGATAAACTTAGGTGAATCACTGGGGGCGCTAGATGCAGGGACGGGAACGTCTTTCATATCTGGCACAATCTCTGAAAAGCGTTTGTTAGCGCGGCGGGTGTTAGGTGATACCATCGACTTCACAGTCAGTGGCGGAAACCAACATTCTCATATAATCTTCGACAATGCCGAGTCTTACGACAAGGTGTATGAACGTACGATACTTGAGAGCCTGCCGTTACCTCAATTCTATACCAGCAATGGTATGGATAAAAAGAGATGGCTTGATGCATTTGCCTTGTTAAAGGTCATCGTTTTAAAAACCAAGCTATGAAAATAGCGCAACTTATCGAAAGATATCTATGAACTTTACTCCTATTGTAGTAACAATTAGTGGAACCCCTGTCACTTTTGGCGCGGAAACACTAACTCCTCAAGAAACGACTCTACGTGATATCACGAGTGAGCAACCATACGGCGCATTGCAAAGTGCAAAGATTGGTTTCTCTACTCCGACACAAAACCGTCCGACTTCGTTCGTCTTATCTCGCGTGTATAAAACACCGATCGTAAACGCTCTTGGTCAAGTGACTGGCTCTGTCCGTACAGACGTTAAAACAACTATCCCTATTACTGCCGGTCCCACGGAACGAGCACGACACCAAGCTCTTGTAGCTGGTATCGAAGGGCATGCGAATGTAATTTCTCAGCAAACCGACCTGGTAAGCTGGTATTAACATGAAACATGAAATTGTTGTTTTCTACATCCTCTTCGCTATCACCTCATGGTGTTTGCTAACGATGTAAATCTTGGAGTTATGAAATGAAGACTTTATCGAAGGATAAATCTTGGGCTTTAGTGCGATCAGTCGCATTAAGCCTAGTCCCTCAGCTGCAAGCAAGTCCTGAAGTGACCAAACAGTGCCTCACAGCACTGCGCAATCACGATGGGCGAGCTATAGCTGAATTGGCCGTGAGGCCTGGTGACTATAGTTCCGCCCTCCATTACAGAAGAGACGCTCAATGCGTTGATCTGTTGCGTAAGTTTGCCGGTCTCCCTAGCGGGATCGACACGCGCGCAGTAGCCATTACTGGCTTTCTGAAGATGGAGGAAAAGTGCAGGGACGTTAACGACTCACTGCATCGCTCTTTGCTTGACCCGAGTACCTTAGATATAGAGCTCACAACCATCCTTTACAGGACGAGTAAACTTATCAAGGAAATACTTGGTCGGGCGCCACAACTGCAAAACTTGCGTTTTGCGTTTGGTCCGGGAGCGACATCGCAGTGCAGATCGCACGAACCGAAGTCTAATAAATATGCACAAAAAGTGCATTGTACAGCTCTTCTTGCTGAGCATTGGCTCGCCAGCTCTTCGCGACACGGTCCAATCATACCTCTTTCAATAAGATATGATATGAGCCCTATATTAAGGGGCTACGAAAAGATAGATACTGTACCAAAGACAGCAAAAACCGACCGCACTATCGGGGTACCCGTACACCTAAATGCATTCGTGCAGAGGGGTATTGGCCTCGCTATTCGCGACAAGCTGGATTCATACATCGGAATTAACCTTTCTGAAGTACCAGCGTATCACTCACTCCTAGCCGGAGTGGCTCACATTGATGGCCTTTCAACCATTGACTTGAGCTCAGCGTCTGATACGGTGAGTTTTGTGCTGATTAAGGAGCTTATGCCACCTGATTGGTTCGACTTATTATTGATGTCTCGTGTTGCTCACTATGAACTCGATTCGAAGATCCACCCATACGAGAAATTCTCCGCTATGGGCAATGGATATACTTTTGAACTCGAGACCCTCGTCTTTTACGCTTTAGCCGTGGTGGCTACTGCAATGGAAGGTGAGACCAATACGACTGCTGTGAAGCACCTCGTATCGGTATTTGGCGACGACATTATATGTCAACGTAGGTCTTCACAGACTGTAGTTGATGTACTTGAACGCGCCGGATTCATAGTGAATGCTGAAAAGACCTTTCTTGATGGAGCTTTCTTCGAAAGCTGTGGTTC